GTTTTTTATCCATATTCAAAAATCTTAAAAACTCTCCTGCATCTTTGGTAATAATTTTATCAAGTTCTACAGCTACAAAATCTGCAGATTGATTCTTCATATTCTTACCTCCTAATACAAGTATTAATTGTACTTTTCTATCTAATGATAATTTAGATGCTTCAATGATGGCAGTATTCTTTTGTTCTACTTTACTTGCCATTACTGATGCTTGTTCTGCTTCATCAAAAATTACATGTGTAGCTTCTGGCCACATTCCTAGATCATATTCTGCCATTGAATTAGCAACATACTTACTAGCTTTCATCACTCTGATTTTAATAAAATCTAAGGGATTTGCATTATCAAAAAACATTGTGTTGTTTTCTAATTTTATAATTGCCATACCTGAATCCCAAAATGGGTGAGGTGCTTCTGAGTTGTAATGCGGAGACAAATCATAATTTACTCCTTTCTTAGCTAACTCTTTAATATCAGCATCTGATAAACCTGTAGCATACCTCATTGTAGTGGCATCTACTAAAGCTTGAATTTTTTTAGGTCTTGTGAAAGACTCTTGACCTGTTTTGTTGTGCCATCTTTTTGACTCAATAGGTCTGATTTCAACTTTTACTGAACTCATAATTTACAATATTTATAATGAACTTAAGGAAATCCTTTTTCCCTTTACCACCAAAAGCTCCCTGTTACAGGAGCTTTTAATAGTTTTTATAAGGAATCTTAGTTACGAGACAAGATTAATTCTCCACATTTAGTAATGTCATGGATATGGATACCACATGATTTTTCAACATGCATTTCATAGTAAGAACCAGAGTGTGCAGAAGAACCACCATTTTTAGGACCATAAGGACCATACATACCTTCAACATAAGTAAAGGCAAAACCATCTTTCTTATTCATGATTTTGATGTTAGAGTTTTTAGATTCTCCTGAGAAGTCTAAGAATGTAATTCTTTGAGACTCAATTGGGAAACCTGTAACTTCATCAATTTCAAAGTTAATCTCTCTATCATCATAAAGAGGATTGTGGATTAACTCAAGAGATGCACCATTTCCCATGTTATATTTCACAAATTGGTAACCTGCTTCAAGAGAATTAGTATGTACTGAGTTTGTCACTTTGTTAGTGTAAACTTCAATATTTTTAATAAATCCTGATTTGTTTTGCCAATCTTGGATAGCTCTGTGGAATTGCAACATACCATACTCTCCTGTGAAACCTTTAACTTGTCTTCCAGCACCTGGCTTAACTCTTGAATAGAAAATATCTTGCAAGTACTCTTCAATCAACTTAGCAGTTAAATGAGAATATCTGTGTTGGTGAGAATCTTCCAATTGTTCTTGGATTCCAGGACCCATTCTTACTGGTCTTCCATTAGCTCCTAATACAGTATCTGCAGATCTTGAATACCAATATCCACGTTCTACTTCTCTGTACCATTGTTGCCAATATTCAACTTCAGCATAACGCATCCATGAATTATGGTAAGCACCTTTAGAATCAGGGATAGCTACAGCCAATACTTCAGTAGAAGCATAGTCAGTAATTCTGTATTCTTTACGGTATTTAGACATTCTGTTTCTGAAAGCAATTGGCAAACTGAATACAGTTGAACCTGATTGCTCAGCAGCTTCTTCATATTGAGAGAATAATTTACCCCATTGTTGTCCTGGCTTCAAATACTTAACAGGCATAAATGCTTGTGGATCATCTGAGTTCATTCTTACAGTGTAGACAGTACCATCACCATGTTTAACACCTTGATTTTGTACACGAACTTGATATTTCTTGTTAGAAGTACCTGGCATGATAACATCTCCTGGTAAATACCAGTTTTCATCAAGTTTAATTTTGAATGTCTTTTTGAATTTACCTGGGGTTAAGTTACCTGCAGGTTCAACATTCTCTACAACAACTAGAGGTCTAGTGTTTGCACCTTTCAATTCCCATTCCCATTCTGTATTACCAATAGTCTCTTCTGTTTTGGAATTACCCATCAACAAAGAAGACATTGGGTTGTCAGAATAATAATTCTGAGCTGAGAACAATTTGTCCATTTCTCCAAGAATACGGTGTGGTTTAGCAATCAGAGCAGCACCTAAGTGAGATTGCTCAGTCATGTTGGCATTCCACTCCATCTCTTTAACGAGAAGTTTGCTTCCTAATGTAGCCATTTTGATTTAATTTAAAGTTAGTAATTAATTGATTAATCCTCTAGCATATCCCAGAGGGCCTTTTTATTGGATTTGTGACCTCCACTTTCTGAATTTGATAATTCTTTTCTGTCAACTCTTTCAACAGCTTCTCTAACTCCTCTTGCAGCTTGAGTTTGTTTCTTTCTCTCAATAGCACTAAAGTCAAAATCTGTTTTTAAAAGTTTGGCTAAAAGAACTATTTTATCTTTGTCAGCCATTACTTTGAATAAGTCTGCTTGCATTTCACTTACAAATCTACCATCTTGTAATTCTACATTAGGTTCTGAAATATAAGTTGGAAGACTTGTCTTATCTTGTTTAGATAAAGGTAATCCCCCTGTTTCATTCAAACTATTAATATGACTAGTAATATTAGTCTTATATTCTCTAGCTTGTTTCTTTCTATTATCTGCAACTTCTTTTTGTCTTTTAACTTGACTTGCAGTTTCATTTTCTTGAGCTTCAATAATCTTATCATAAGACTTTTTAGCTATCCCTTCAAGTTTGTCCTTTTCTTTTAGAAACTCTATTTGAGAATCTATATACTCTTGATCATAACCTTGGCTTTTTAAATCCATAGTTACTGCAAGAACTTGGATATCTTCATTATCAATATCACTATCTTTAGTAATACCTGAAGTAGCATGCTGAATCATTTTACCTAATAGTTCTCCAACATTTCCTCCTTTAGAGGCAAACTTTACTAAGTCTTTAATGTCTTGAGGTAAGTCTTTTATTGTAGCCTCTACTTCTGCCTCTAAAGCTTTTTCCCAAGAGTCTTCAATCAAGTGTTCTGCTTCTTCTTCAGAAAGTTCTTTACCTTCTTCTAATTCATAATCTACGAGACCTTTTTCTTTTAAGAACTCAAGAGTCTGTTTATTATTTACATTAGTTGCTGGTTCTTTTTTACCTGAAGGAGTTTTATCATCTTCATCTTCAGTTTGAACTTTAGGTGCACTTTTTTCAAAAGAACTAAATTGATCATCAATTAGTTCTTGCTCTTCTTTTTCTTCTTTCTCTTTTGCAATTGCTTCTTCTGTTTTAACATCATCTTTTGATGCTATATCTACTATATCTACTTCTAGATTAGTTTCTCCAAAAAAATCATGTTGCTGTGATGAATCTTCCCAGCCTGCAAATTGGTCAATGGTTTTCTCTGTTCCACTCATAATTGTGACAAATTTAAGTTTAATTATTTAATTAATTACATATTCAAAATATTTTATTTTCCTGTTCCCTTTTGAGCAATTTCTTTTGCTTTTAGTTTATTTTTCTCTTTATCATCTTGTATTTTATGATCCAAAGCTCTGGCTTCATTAGCTACTTGTGCTCTTTTAATTTCAGCATCAACCCCATATCTAGCAACTTCAAGTACATCTGGAGTACCATCATTGTCCTGGTCTTTATTAATATCAAACCCCATAGAAAGAATAGTTTGTTTCTGAATCTCAGTTTTTCTTCTTTCTTCTTCTTTAAGAACAATCATGTCAGCTTCATGAGCCCACATTTCTTTTTCATGCTCCAGTTGTTTTTGTTGCATATCAGCTTTAGCTTTTTCTTGGGCTTGAGCACTAGCTTGGTCTCTTTCACTTCTAAGTTCTTCAGAAACAAGTAAAGCTTCTTCTGCTTCTTGTATAGAATCTTGTTTAATAACTTTAAGAACATCAGATAATTCAATTTTTTGATTCTGCATTGCAGCATGAGCAAGTTGTTGAATAGTCTGTTTAATTTCTTCTGACATAGAAGAATCTTCCATAAATAAACCTAATGTACTTTCATCAAGTAAGTTTATATCCATTTGTAACATCTCTATAGACATATCATCTAGAATATAAGTAATATTCTTTTTATCTGAAGTAGCATAGGCTACCTTAGCAATATCAAGAAGTCCTTGAAGTACATTTTTCTTAATACAATTATGCAAATCAAAATAAGGTTCAAGCATGTGAGAAGTCTGAACTAAATTTTGTTGGTTATTTGTAACTCTTTCAGATACTGAAGTCTGCCCTAAAACAGGGTCAGTAATACCTACAGACTTACCACATTTTTGCTCTAAGTAATCTGCAAGTTGAATATATTTTTGAATATCAGAAGCTAAAGATAAATCTAAAGTTTTAGCAATAGTATTAACATCACTTTGATTCATACCTTCTTCATCAGGATTGTACCACATAAAAGGAGTACTTTCAAAAAAGTACTGCCATTTCTTAAGGTCAATTCCAGAGTCAGTAGGAATAGCATTGATGTTCATCAATATTTTTTTACCTTTATCTGAAGCTAAGAGTAGTTCCAATCTGTACATTAC